ATCGTTGACGATATGCGAATGACAAGGTTAGCCGGTTCGATCCCGCCAGCTGCACGCCACGCCTTCACGATACCGGCTTCACGCGTGGGCAACCAATGCTTGATGGTTGGCGTCAAGAGGCAAACGAGAATGATAGCCGCGAGCATGTCAACGGACTGCAAATCGCCAGCATCAAACCAGCGGTGATAGTCTTCGTCATTCTTCTTTGCGTGGTGAGTGTTCTGGAAAGCCATAGCGCGCGCCCAATGGTCCGGACGCTCGGCAATGAGCCGGGTTGCGCTCATGTAGTTCGCAAGCCAACCCTGACGGACGCTCGGATACATACGCTCGGACTTCACGGCATAGCATTTGTGGCACGTGCTTCCTTCGATCCCCATGAGCTTGCCACCGGTTGCGCATTTGCTCGGCGGGAGGGCGAAGGATGAACCGGGCATCTTGCTATTGCGGGAGGATACGCCACCGGCTTCACGTTTGGCGCTCGCGAGAGACATTTTGGCTTGTGTAGTCATTGTGTGACCTATTGCTTGATGGCAGCTAAATGGTTGAAAGAGTTGACGGATTAGAAGCAGAGCGGGCGCGATTGGTCGTCGGAGACGTCGCAAGAAATCACGCGAAACACTGCAATGCCTTGCTTCTCAAGGTTAGCTAGGTCCATCTTGCGGATGCCAAAGGCGAAGCGGGCGCGATCCTTTGCGCGGAGTTCGGCCGTCTCGGCATCCTTGGCAAACAAGCGGATACGAAAGTCGCAACCCGTAGAGCGTCGGCGGATAATCACGTCATATGCGGTATTCATTGGCTTTCCTTTGTTCCCTGATGGGTTGTCGGGTGGCGAATGCCTGCCCGCTGTGAATGCATCTAGGCTCAGGCCATGTGGGAACTCAAGTGCTCATTTGGAATGGCTGGTATGCGTTGGGAACATGGCTCGAGCGGTGAGCCCGTAGGAAGCCCGTGGAGACGCGTTGACCATTTTGGCTACTAGGGTGGCGGACATGTCGCCAAATCGCACCCAAGGCTGCCTAATGTAATCCTAAGGCCCATTGGCTATATAAGGGTCGATTGCCCCACCCGCTCAAAGACTGTGAGCAATGCTCAAGATTGAATGGCGCTCGCGGCAGCCTGAGGGATCATAGGTCAGCATATGGCCACGCATGCGACCATAGGTCCCCACGGTCCAGCTGCGCCGATAGGCCTAGCATCGGTTATGCAATCCGATAACGAACCAATGAAACCAATGGCTTAGCGCTAACGCGGGGACATATGCGGGGATTTTGGGTCCCCTTTTGGGCGATGGGACCCTTTTTGAGTTCGGTCGCGAACCGATTTCAAGTTCCTTGAGTTAAAGCCGCCGCCGCCGCCGAGCTTACAACTGCACCGTGCAGCCCCGGAGAACCTGCCAACGGGTCCCCTTTTGACACCCCGGGAACCCTTCGGGTCCCATCGGTCGCCTCGCTACACCCAGGTACCGGTAAATCGTGAAGTTGGTACCCTTTGATAGCAATATCAATGACTTAGCAGGCAGGAGGGCGCACCACTAGCCAAGGGACCGCATGATGTCCCCCAATGAAAACCCTCTTGCCCCTCAACACCCAAATGGAACGCCATGGAACCGTATGGAACCGCGTGCTCTGGGGGGTAAGGGGGGTACCAATGTTCCCATAGGTCTCCTCACGTAACCTCAGTTCCTCTCAATGGAAGAAGAGGAGGAGACAACTACCTGCCCCAAGGCTTCCCTATGTGTCCCCTATGACCTCAAGGTCCTCTAGGTGCTCCATAGGTAAACCTTGGTCCTCCCAAGTATCGAGCTTCCAGCTCTCTTCATCCACCTAAGGCCATCCAAGGCAGCATGGTGCCCCTAAGTGGCTCCACGGTGCTCCTACGTGATCCTTGGTGCTCTCCAATGCTCTCCCAACGAATACATTTGGATGCCCTTAGAGTCCGCTTCCTATCTCAACGACCTAGTGCCGACCAATCCGGCCGCTACTGACAGCACGAACCAAGGCGACGACCATCTCCGACTGATCAAGACCGCCCTCAAGAACTCCCTACCGGGCGTCACTGGGGCATTCACGCGAGCCATTGGTGGCTCCTTCGGTGCCCTTGTGGCCGATGGTGTTGCGGCTACCCCCGCGTACGCCTTCATCAGCGAACCGGGCCTCGGCTTCTACAAGAGTGCCGGGTCCACCATCTACGCCACTGGCAACTTCCAGAACGGCGGGACCATCTACGGCAACATCGGGTCCTTCTCAGGCGCTGTATCGGTCGCCGGTACGCTCACCGGAGCCAACGCGACCCTCTCGGGGACCCTCACGGCTCCCTCGGCTGTCGTTACGAACGTCAACGTCGCTGGCACCATCAGCGCTGGTACCGTTGTGGGCGCGCTGCCCGCAGGTGCCCTCATGGACTTCGCGGGACCCAGTGTCCCCGCTGGCTGGATCGCGTGCGACGGCGCGGCTATCTCGCGAGCCTCGTTCCCTGCCCTCTTCGCTGCCATCGGTGGCACATGGGGTTCTGGCGACGGCTCGACGACCTTCAACGTACCGAACCTGATCAACCGCTTCCGCAGACACCGCGACAACGGCGGCACCTCGGGTGGCGTTGGTACCCTGCAGGCTTCTCAGAACCAGACGCACAGCCACACCTACTCGGGCAACACTGGCGGCCACAGCGCAGATCACACGCACTTCCTGAACGTGACCTCAGGCGCAGCCGACCGTGACCACACCCACGGCTTCAGCGGCACCACTGGTTCGATGAACCGCAGCAATCCGCACTCGCATCCGTTCAACCGTGGTGGTGTCAACACCTCCACGACAGGCGGTGGTGGGTTCGGCGTCATGGCGAGCCTTGTTGGTGACAACACCGGCAACACCGACATCAACCACGAGCACGCCTTCTCAGGCAACACTGGCGGCTTCAGCACGAACCACTTCCACAACGTGCAGGGCTGGACCGGTGGCGTGAGCAGCGACCACTCGCACGGCTTCAGCGGCACGACCTCTGGAGGCTCTGCTGATGGTGCCGAAGCACGGCCTCTCTCGGCCACAGTGCTCACCTGCATCAAAGCCTACAACTAATCAAAAGGACCCCTTGTGCCTATTGCACGCATTCGAAACTTGGGGAAGCACGGTGTTCTCACCGACCCCGATCCGTATGATCTCCCGACTGAGGCGTTCTCTCTCGGCGTCAACGTGCGCTTTCGGAACGGCAAGGTCACAAGCGGTCCTGTCTTCCGCACGGCCGCGCTGCTCGACGGCGATCAGCCGCGCTACACCTTCTCGGCTGCACCCTCTACCGGACTAGACAGCCTCTTCGTTGGCTATCAGAACGGCACCGTCTCCAAGTTCACGGTAGCCGCTCAGTTTCCCTTCTCCGTCTCGGGCTACACGCCCTCTGTGGCGGAAGCCGCGTGGACCAACACCACGCTCGCCAACGTGATCTACGTGAACCGCGAGGATCGCCCGCCGTGGTACCTCCGCACGATTGACAGCGCCTTCCAAGACTTGAGCGCTGCAGGCTGGGGAGCCACGTGGACGACCAAGCTGCTCCGTTCGTGCGCAGGTGCCCTTGTGGCCCTCAACGTCACGAAGGGCGGCATCGCGTATCCGCAGATGGTGAAGACCTCCAGCCTTCCCACCACGGACACTGTGCCCGCCTCATGGGACCAGACGAACCCCGCGACCCTCGCGACGGAGAACATCCTCGCTGAGATGCAGGGTCCGATCGTGGACGCTGCGAACTTCGGCAACAGCTTGATCATCTATGGCCTCAAAGAGGCGTGGCTGATGCAGGCCGACAACTCGATCCAAGTCTACAGCTACACGAAGCTGCCGTTCCAGAAGGGAGCGCTCAACGTCAACTGCTCGCTCGAAATCGACGGCAAGATGTACGTGTTCGGCTCCGATGACATCTGGGTACACGACACCGTAGGCGAACAGTCCCTCTGCGAAGGCAAGGTTCGCGACTTCATCTACAGTGGCATCAACCTGTCCAAGGCTCGCAACTGCTTCATGCTGCACAATCCGCAGCTGAAGGAGATCACCTTCGCTTATGTCTCTGGCGACCGAGCTATCCAGTTCGACAACCCGCTCGCGGGCTGCAACCGTCAGGCCGTGTACAACTACGTGACTGAGGTCTGGTCCTTCGATGACCTCCCGCAGACCACATCGGCATGCAACGCCAACCTGAACACCTCGGCCACATGGGCTTCCATGCCCGGTACGTGGGACACGACGGGTGGCAGCTGGCTCGACTTCGAAGACAGCTACAAGCGAACGCCGGTCTACGTCGGCCAAGGCGGTGCCTTCGGTCTATCGACCTCGATGTACGCCTTCGACCTTTACGGCCCCGGCTCCACCGTGCTCTTCCCTGTGTCAACCGCAGCAACGAAGCGCCGATACCTGGAGCGTGATGGCATCGACCTCGACGAGGTTGGTCTGGAGCTGCGTGGATACAAGACGATCAACTCGCTCTACCCGCAAGCACGTCTCGGCACCGGCTCACTGCCGCTGCAAGTCTCGTACGGCGCGTCGGACTACTTCAACGTCCAACCGACCTTCAGCGACTATCAAATCTACGATGGCGCAGAAGCGTACAAGCTCGACTACAACACGGCAGGTCGATACCTGTCCATGAAGCTGTTGTTCGACGACTACAAAGAGATGACCATCTCCGGGTTTGACCTCGACATTCAACGCACAGGCAACCGATGACAGACAACACGGCAAACCTGCGTCCCTACAAGCCGCGGGCATATCCCGTGCTTGAAGGTGGCACCCAGCAATACATTTCGCTGGAGCTGCAGCAGATTTCACAGACGCTTGCACAAGTCATCGTCGCGCTCAAAGCTATCGACGCGCGGCTGCAAGCTCACGGCTGGTAGTGGACGGCTTCAAGTTCGTCCAGCGCCACGACGTACTCACCAGACCAGAGTATTGGCTGGAGATTGATGAATATCGGAGAGGGGACGACCAGTTCCTGCTGGCACACTTCCGTTTTGCGAAGTGGTCCCCCTCCATTTTCAAGCGCGCCCTCGCTGAGTGGCAGCTCTTCCGCCAACACGTCAAAGCGCCTCTCTTCTGCATAGGAGAGAAGGACGACGACACGTTCCTCCACTTCGTTACACGCGTCGGCTACCGCCTCCTCCGCAACGTAATCTGCGAGAACGGAATAGAGCGCCGCCTCTTCATACACACAGTCTAAGGCCCATGTCCGCATCCTCAACCAAAGAAACCAACACTACTCAGTCGGGCACGAGCGCCAGCAACACGACCTCGTCGAACACTGAGAACCAGAGCGCCCTCACGAACCAGAATACGAGCGGCGTCAACACTCAGAACTCAAGCACTTGGGCTCCTCAGGCCAACGCGCTCATCGAAGCCTTCAAAGAGGCTCAGCGCGTCTACGGCCAGCAGTCGCAAGCCCAAGCACCCACGAATTTCGTAGCGGGCCTCACGCCCGAACAGATCGCGACCTACAACAAGATGGTCAGCGCGGGCAACGACACGTCCGCATCGTCTGCACTCGCCAACACAGGCGGCGCACTCGCTTCCGCAGGCACCAATGGTGTCCAAGGTGCCCTCTCGGGCCTCAGCGGTTACGACGCCTCCAAGACGAACAACGCCGACAGCCTCGTCGCTGACGCCAACAAGTATGTGGCCGGTCAGGACATCGACGCTCAGGTCCGCAACGCGATGCTCACGGCAACGCAGACGGCCCGCGACGTCACCCTCCCCGGGATCGAGCAGCACGCGGCCACCAGCGGCAACACGAACTCCTCGCGCACCGGTATCGCGCAGGGTCTCGTTGAGCGCGGCTTGGCTCAGCAGTCCGCTGACCTTGGTGCGACCCTCCGCAGCAACGCGTTCAAGGACGGTCTGTCCCTCGCGCAGACGCAAGCTGCAGCCAACAACACGCAGAACCTCGCGGCCCTCACGTCACAAGGCTCCCTCGGCAACACCGCAGCAAACAGCGGCATGTCCGGCATCAGCAGTTCCGTTGACAGCCTCATCAAGAGCCTCGGCCTCTCGGGAACAGGCGGTGCTGGCCTGCAGAGCGGCAACCAAGCCGACCTGACGAACCAGCTGCAGCAGTATCTCACTGCGCAGAGTGCTGGCTCCGTGCCTCTCGACAACCTGATGAAGATCATCGGCTCTCAGAGCTGGGGTCAGAGCAGCACTGGAACGAACACGGGCACCACGACGGGCAGCAATGTCCAGACAGGCACGCAGAGCGGCAGCAGCGCGATGACTGGCAGCACGACGGGCACCGGCCACTCGGTCGAGGAAAGCACGCCGTCCGCAATGTCCATCATCGGCGGCCTCCTCGGCTTCGCTGGTCAGGGCAAATCGTTGTTCTCGGACGCGCGGCTCAAATCCGACATCAAGTTGGTTGGCCAGCTCCACAACGGCCTCGGCGTCTACTCGTATCATTACACCGACGACCCGTTCAAACGCACCCACATCGGTGTGCTTGCGCAGGAAGTCGAGCAGCATCGGCCGGAAGCGGTTGGTGAGGCTCTTGGCTTCAAGACCGTCGATTACGAACTGGCAACACAATGAACGGTACCGCCAACCGCACCTCCGCGTGGCTCAACTTCGCTCAGCGTTCGCGCGACGAAGGGGGCCTCGGCCTCGCTCCGCATCAGGCCGCAGGCTTGGTGGGCAACCTCGTCAACGAAAGCGGTCAGGACCTCAACCCTTGGGGTCCGACCGGCGACAACGGCACCGCTTGGGGCACTGCGCAATGGCGTGGTGACCGCTTGTCGGGTCTTCGTAATCACGCCTCTGCCAACGGCATGGACTATCGCTCCATGGAAGCGCAGCAGGCGTGGATGCGTCAGGAGCTGGACAGCACCGAGAGCAAGGCTTACCGCGCGCTACAAGCCGCGCAGACGCCTGAGCAGGCCGCACACGCATTTGACGCTCTCTATGAGCGCTCTGATGGCGCGACACGTTCCAAGCGCATGCAGTCTGCACGCTCCCTCATGGAGCAGTTCGGCGGCGGTGCTCCAGCGGACGACACAGCGAGCCCCGCGCTCTCCTACGCAGCAACAACAGAAAGAAAACCGAGCATGCCTTCTCCAGCCCTTAGCGCTGACGGCGCGATTGGACCGGGCGTTCTCAGCGACGTAGAGGCCTCTGGTCCCCAATACGACCGCGTTGCCAGCGCACTTACTGGCATGGGCGCAGCTCTGGCTGGCATCAGCAATCCTGATCAAGCCAAGGCCCTCATCGCCCAGCAGGCGTCCATGCAGAAGCAGGCGGTAGACCCAGGTACTTGGGGTGTACACACCTTGCCTGACGGCACCAGCTTCTACTTCAACAACAAGACGCGCCAGACGATCCCGATCCCCGGCAAGTTCGTGAAGCCGCAGGAAGACCCCTACGTCGAAACGGCGAAGAAGGAAGAAGCCAAGGCGATCAGCAAGCAGGGTAACGACATCCACGAAGCGGCTAACGCTGCGGCGTCGATGGCTCCTGACATTGCGACCCTTGAGCGCGTCATCAACACACCCGGCGTTGAACAAGGCATCCTTGGTCCAGCACGCAACACGCTGAACAAGATTTACACCACGTTCGGCTTTGGTGATCCCAAGGCCGCCTCCGACGCTGATTTGCTCAGCTCCATCGGCAGCAAGACTGCGCTCCAGATTGCGCAGAACGGCGGCACGAAAATCCTCCCGGGCTCGTTCTCGAACAGCGACCGTGACTTGGTGTTGAAGATGGGTAACGGCGAAGGCCTCACCCATGACGCCAACGTGCAGCTGCTTCAGGCGATGAAGATCCACAACAAGCGCCTTGAGGAAGTAGACGCCATCCGTCAGGAACATTCTGACCGCAACGGCGGCTACCTCACACCGTCGTTCCGCAAGGACCTCGCTCAGCTGCGATCCAAGTGGAACGAAGAGAACAAGGCACGCGACGAAGCTAACGCATCGCGAGCGAAACCCGCCGCCACTGCAGCAAAGCCTGCTTTGGCAATCGACCACAGCGCCATCGACGCTGAATTGAAGCGTAGAGGACTACGATAACATGGACCTGACGAAACTTTCGGACGCCGACCTGCTGGCGCTAAACGCTGGCGATTACTCCAAGATGAGTGATGACGGGCTGCGTGCGCTGAAGTCTTCGTCAGCTCCTGAGCCCTCTGGCGTAGCCGCAGGCGCGATGCACGGCGCTATGGAGATTGTCCATGGCCCTGCCGAGACGCTAAAGCGCTTCGCAGGTGTTGGCCCCGGCCGTAAGGTGGACGATCCCAACTACGTCCCGGCGAACGTCACGAACGGCACGTGGGACTTCACGAAGTGGAATGGCTCTCAGCTGCTGCAGAAGGTGGCCGAGCTGGCCCCCAGCGTGGTCCCTGACTACGCCGCAGGTGCCGCAGGTGCCAAGGTTGGCAAGAAGTTCGGTGGCATCAAAGGTGCCGCCCTCGGCGCACTCCTCGGCGCAGCCCTCTCGGGCACCGCACGTACAGCAGGTGACACAGCCAAAGAAGTGACTGTGGCCCGCACAGGCGATGCGAACGCACCGAGCAGCACTGCCGACCTCGTGCGCGGCGGCGCTACCGCAGGCGCAGCCTCCCTCGCTGGCTCCCTCCTCCCGGCCCGACTGGCTGGCGCGGTGTCGCCCCTCGGCTCCGTAGGCACCGCAGGCGCACTCGACGCAGCCAAGCGATACGGCCTCACGACCGCGCTCTCTGGCGCAGGCGCTGTGGGCTCCGACGCGATCACGCAGGCCGGTACCACCATTGGCACCGACAAAGGCCTGACGATTGATCCCTCGCGCTTCCCTGAGGCGTTCGCTGGTGGCATAGCGACCGGCGCTGTCATGGCTGCCCCGAAGTTCGCTGGTGACGCAGCTCGTGCTGCCAACAACCGCGAGTTCGGCGGCGCTAACAAGGAAGCCACTGCGAACTACGCCACACGTCTTGCCGATCACGGCGAAGGCATTGGCGGCCTCGGCAACTCCATCCGTGACGCCAAGGCTCAGAAGCTCGTCAAGGACGACCTCAAGAATGAGCTGGGCAACGCGGTCAAGGACATCAAGGGTCTGAGCCCCGACGCGGACAACGCTGTCTCGCGCGCAGTCAAAGACGAGACGATCACGCCCAAGGACCTTGAGCTGATCGAGAAGGAAACCGCTGCGCACCCTGATGGGGCCAACGCGGCATACCTGGCCCGCACACTTCGCGTGGCGCAGCTTGCGCAAAGCAAAGGCTCCTACAAGAACGACCGCTGGGCAGGCGGCGTCTCAGGCGCGTTCGACGCGAACATCGGCTACATGCTGAACCCGTTCCGTGGTGCGACAGGCCTCGTGGCCTCTGGCCTCGGCGTCAACCTCCTCGGATCGAGCAGCCCGAAAGTCGCGGCCGCCGCGCTGGGCACGTACGGCATCGCACGAGCAATCGACAGCATGACCGGCATGCGCTCGCCTGCGCAGACGATGGCTGAGCACTTCGCGGATCGTAGCGCACAGCTGCGGCTCCCGCAGACACAGCCTCCGCAGCCTCAACAGCCGCAGGGTCCAGTACCCAATGGCCCGTGGAACCCCGCGCCTCCTGCGCCCGCTTATGGGCCGACAGGCGCTGTCACAGGACTGAACCCTGTTGCGCAGCCGCCGTGGGGACCGCGTCCGCTACCGACGACCTCTGTGCCCCAACAGGCTGCACCGGGTCTTACACCGGCTCCCGCACCGGCTCCGACGCCCAGCACGATCAATCCTCTCGCTCTCCCGCGAGACATCACCACGCCTGCAAAGAACGTGGTCAACGGACTGATGCTGGCTCAAAAGCTGAAGCAGGATGCGCAGGCAAAGGATGCCGTCTCTTCGCTGCCGTCACCCTTGATGGACGAGGCTCCGCTCAACGTGACGGACAATCCCCAGATCGGGAAACGTGCCTCACAGCTGGTCAGTGCCGCAAAGGCGCTCCAGAAGTACACCGGAGCCGACGTACAGGCGAAGGAAGAGGCGCAGGCGCAGAAAGCTAACGAACTGGCCTTGAAGGCTCAAGACCGTGAAGCTGCCAAGGATGCAAAGGTGAAAGCCCGCATCAAGGAGCAGGAAACACGTGCAAAGGCGAAAGCCGAAGCCACCAAGGCCAAGGAAGATGCGAAGCTAGAACTGGCGAAGGTCAAGGCTGCAGCCGCAGCTGTGAAACAAGCTCAACGTCGGCCCTCTGCGGCCAGCTTGAGTTCTGCGTCTTCTGGCGTGACGGCGGATGTACCCGCACCGAAGAAGATCACCAAAGCCAACGGAAAGGTCGAAGCGGACGCACCTGCTTTGAGCATCCCTTACGAACCTCTTGCTGAGGAATACCTCTATCCCAAGGGCATCTCCCCGAAGGAGTACGCTAAGCGTGAAGCCGCCTCCAAAGGCAAGGCAGGAAACGCAGTGTACGAAGGTAAGGCCGAAGCGTCCGAGCGCCGCCGACAAGGCATCGCCAGCGACCTGAAGGCCAAGCACCCGACGGCAGCACGAGCAATCGACTGGCTGCAGCGAGAGCTTCAACGTGTCGGCGTCAATCCTCACGATGTCGAACGAGCAATCAAACACGCTCAAGACAACGTCACTGACGACGTCGCATCAGCACTGGAAGCATTCAAGAAGTGACCGAAAAGACTGTGAGGGGACCTCGAAAGAAGTCCTCTCGCGTCCGGCTTTTGCGCGCTCCCAACGGCTTCTCCGAACGCTTAAAGGCGCTTTGGCAGCAGCCTGAGTTCAGGGAGAAGATGCGCCTGCGCGATGAAAAGCGTTTGGCTTCACGCGCTGCCATGGACGTACCATACACAAGAGCCGGTGTCCCCGATGGGATGCGTAAGGCTGACGTAGCACCCCTGTGGGCGCGTGCTCGTGAACTAGCAGACAGGTTTATCAAGATCATGAAAGAGAAAGGCGAACTGCCTGACCTCGACTACCAACCGCTGCCCGGCATCACGGTGCCTAGCACGGACGAAGGTAAGGCTGAGGCTGCACTGAATGAAGCATTCGTGCTCGCAGTAGGCCCGTCCGACCAGAAGATCAAAATTCAAGCCATCAACACCGTTCTCAACTTCACCAAGTCGAAGCCTGAGAGCAAGTCCAAGCTGACGCTCGCGAAGGCCGAAGACTTCCTGACGGAAATCGCCAACAGCGATGACTGAGCTTACCGAAGCCCAAATCCGGGCACGGAAGCGCCTCCTCAACGATTTCGAATACTACGCTAAGCACTGCGTCAAGATCAGGACGAAGCAGGGTAAGATTGCCCCGCTCGTCCTCAATCGTGTGCAGAAGCGCTTCCTGCGTATGATCATCGAGCAGTGGCAGCGCACCGGCAAAGTACGCTTCGTCGTGCTCAAGGCGCGACAGCAGGGTCTGTCTACCGTCATCTCAGCCTTCCAGTATTGGTGGCTGTCCCAACGCAAGGCCCAGCAGGGTCTCGTGATGGCGCACGAAGGCGACAGCACTACCGCCCTCCTCGACATGTACCGTCGTATCCACGACAACGTCCCCGACATTGTGCGTCCGAGCACGAAGTACCTCTCACGTAACGAGTTGAACTTCGACAAGCTCGACAGCGGCATGCGTGTCGCTACGGCAGGTGGTCGCGGTGTGGCTCGTGGTGAAACGCTCACCTTCTCGCACCTCTCTGAGGTCGCGTTCTGGCCTGTAGCGTTCGCTAACACAAACTTCAACGGTCTCGTGCAGGCCATCCCTGAAGAGAAGGACACCTTCATCTTCTTGGAGAGCACCGCACAAGGTGTGACCGGCAAGTTCTACGAGATGTATCAAGGCGCAGTGCGTCGAGACCATCTGTGGAACGGCTACGAGGTGTTCTTCTCCGCGTGGTTCGAAAGCGATGAGTATCGCGAGACCCCGCCTGCTGATTTCCAGCGTACACCCGAAGAAGAAGAGCTGATCGCTCTCTTCCACGACCAAGGTCTCACCACCAACGACCAGCTGTATTGGCGTCGAAAGAAAATCGGCACCAGCGGCATCGACCTGTTCAAGCAGGAATACCCTGCGACCCCTGAGGAAGCCTTCCTCTCCACCGGCCGCCCTATCTTCAACACCGAGAGCCTCAACGCTCGCCTGCAGAAGGCGAAGGCCAAGCCGCCGCTCAGGCAGATGGCTTGTGAGGTTCGTTACGATCAGAAGACAGGCAAACCGCTCCCGCTGCGGGTCCTCGAAGAGAACTCCCGTGGTGAGCTGCTGATCTATCGCGAACGCTCCGAGACCGAAAGCTACACCATTGGTGCAGACGTCGGCATGGGCATCCGGGGTGGTGTCAAAGGCCGCAAGGAGGGCGACAGCAGTGTGGCCCAAATCCTCGACAGCCAGCGGCGTCAGGTCGCTGTGTGGCGTGGCATCTGTCACCCCGACGTGTTTGCCAACATCCTCGTGACGCTTGGCTACCACTACAACAGCGCGACCATCGCGCCAGAACGCAACAACCACGGCCTCGTAACCTGCGTGGCCCTGCGTGATGCGAACTACCCCTACATCTACACCGAGCAGCCTGAGGGTACGCTTGAGGACAGAGACAGCATCAACCTGGGCTTCTTCACCTCCGAGCGTACCAAGCCTCTTATCATCGACAAGCTCCGTGAACTCGACCGCGAAGGCGGCATCGAGATCAGTGACCCAACCACGTTGGCAGAAATGATGACGTTCGTCGTCACTGAGAACGGAAAGATGGAAGCTGAGGGCGGCACGCACGACGACTGTGTCATGGCACTCGCCATCGCAGCGTACGTCTCCGACGACGCGTGGACGCCCGTAGAAGTCACCGACGAATTTTACACTGAAGCAATATAACCAAGGACCGTAATGGCGAAGAAGCCATCTATTCTCAAGGATGAAGAAATCCTCGCTAAGGTTTCCGCCAAGTCCCAGAGCAGCGTCAACTGGTTCGACAGCCGCCTCTCCAAAGAGCGCGAGCGCGTAACCCGCTATCTCAACGGCGACCTACCGAAGCGAACCAGCGAAGGCTCTTCGTCTTACGTTTCGTCTGACGTCTACGACAGCGTCCAGATGATGACTGCTCAACAGCTAGAAGTGTTCGCCGGTGGCGAGCAGATTGCACAGTTCGATCCTGACCAAGACATGGACATCGAGAACTGCCGCATTGCTACTGAGTGCGCCCGCTACGTAATTTTCAGGGAGAACAAGGGCTACAACATCTTCAACAGCGTGATCTACGACGGCCTCACCGCGCGTGCTGGCATCGCCAAGGTCTACTGGGAAGAGCGCTTCACCACCTCAGAGGAAGAGTTCGAAGGCCTGTCTCACGACGACGCCTTGGCTCTGGCCTCGCAGGAAGACATCTCAGACTTCGACGGCACCGAGCAACCCGATGGCTCCTTCAGCGGTACACTTACCCGCAAGAAGGACGTCAGCCGCGTAGTCATCGCCCCTGTGGCCCCTGAGGAGTTCCTGATCAACTCGATGGCCACCGACATTGAGGACGCGGACTACACCGGTCACCGGACGCCCAAGATGCGCTCCGAGCTGATCGAGATGGGCTACCCCAAGGCCCTCGTGATGTCCCTGCCGGGTGACGATGCCAAGGAGCTGATGTTCAGCCCTGAGGTTCTCTCGCGCACCCACAGGATCAGCGACAGCGACACCAACGACGAAATCCAGAAGGAGACGGAATACCTCGTCTTCTACGAGAGCTACATCAAGATGCAGATCGACGCCGCAAAGGGTGTCCGACTGTACAAGGTGTGCCACGCCGGTCAGAAGCTCCTCGACAAGCCGCAGGAAGTGGACCGTGTCCCGTTCCTGGCTTACGTGCCTCTCCCGATCCCGCATGTGTTCTACGGCTACAACTTCGCCGCTCAGGTCATCCACACGCAGAACGCCAACACGGTTCTGTTCCGTGGCGTCTTGGATCATACCGCCATCACGACCAACGCCCGCTACATGGTGGTCAACGGCGGCCTGCTGAACCCGCGTGAGCTGCTTGAGAACCGTATGGGCGGCATCGTCAACGTGCGTCGTCCCGACAGCATCACGCCGATGATCCAGAACCCGCTGAACCCGTACGTCTTCCAGACGATGCAGGTTCTCGACAGCAAGAACGAGAAGTCCACCGGCATCTCTGCGCTCTCGCAGGGCCTGAACAAGGACGCCATCTCCACGCAGAACTCGCGCGGCTTGGTGGACAACCTGATCAAGGTGGGTAGCGGCCGACAGAAGATCATGGCGCGCAACTTCGCGTACAACTTCTTCGTCCCGCTGATGCTTGAGGTCGTCCGTCTTCTGATCCTGAACCAGAAGGCCGAGAAGATTATCGAGATTGCAGGCAAGCCGTTCTCTGTGTCTCCGCAGGCATGGACCGAGCGCACGACCTGCACAGTGTCGATGCACCTCGGCTACGGCGAGAAGGACATGGCGGCCAACGAGCTGATCCAAGGCTATCAGATGATGGCTCAGGACCCGGTCATCGCACCGGGCTTCGCGATGAAGCAGCGCTACGAGATGCTGCACGACGTCGCCAAGCTCAAGGGCTTCAACCGCTTCGCTGCCTACCTTGATCCCAACGCTCAGCCTGCGGGTCCCGATCCGCTCAAGGTTCGCGAGCTGGACATCAAGGATAAGACAGCCACTGCTGCGCTGCAGGCCGTACAGGTCAAGCAGAACAACGACAACCGTCTCTTCGCTACGGAGCAATCCAAGCTGGAGCAGAACGCAGCACAGCTGCATCTCACTGCTCTCGACAGCGACCGCACCAATGACCGTCAGGACATGGAAACAGCGGCACGCGTCTCGCAGGGTGAAGAGCAGCTCGACATCGAACGCGAGAAAATCGCGGCTCAAGAACGCACTGCTGCGCGCAACGCGGCAGCCAAGGCCTCACAGCCGAAAGGACCAGCGGCGTAATGTACCCGCAGCTTATGAACCAAGCCTCTCGGCTCGCACCGTTGCTCTCGCGCATTCTACAGCGCGGGGGCAGCTTCGCCACACCGTTCTGGAAGACGCAGCAGATCGACACTCCAGAGGTGATGGCGCAGCCGATGCGCCCCGGGCTTCGTGAGAATGGTAACATCGACCTCACTAAGCGTCCCGTGGTGCGTAACCCTGATGGTTCGATCAGCACCGTGCGATCCATGTCTGCCAACTTCGGCAATGGTGAGGTGTTGATACCTACTGTCAGTGATGATGGTAGGGTTATGTCTAATCAAGAAGCCATCGACACGTACAAGAGAACCGGGAAGCATCTCGGTATCTTCGATACGCCAGACAACGCCACTGCGTACGCTCAAAGCCTACACAAGGATCAAGAGCAGATGTACGCAACGCCACACCCACCCATCTCTGGGCCTCAGAACATCAGCTATCCGTCCGCGCCTATCTCTACGGACAACAGTGCCCCTGCGGCACCTTCTGCACCTACGCCACCCCCGTGGTGGGCCAACGGTCAGATGTTCAACGGCCCGGGGTTTCCCTCGGCTCCCGCTTCGCAGGCGTCTTCTCCGACGCAACCCGCATCTACTCCGATGCCGCAGGCTCGTCCTGCCGAAGCACCGGCTCCTCAGGAGGACACAGGCTTCTTCATGCGCAACGCGCTGATGCAGCAGGACCCTATGGGTGGTGGCTTCATCGACCCGATGGGCGCTAAGAGCGTCCGTGGTCCTGACCTCATCGCCAAGATGATGCAGTACCTCCACAACAAGGCGTAAATGAACGACGAAACTATCTTGGGGCTTGGGGGGTTCTGTCAAGAACTCCTCAGCTCCGAGGCTTTCGATGCGCTCTGCAAGCTGTATTCGCAGCAGTGTGCATTCGACATCCTCAACACAGCACCTCATGCCACCAAGGAACGCGAAGGTATCTACGCGTCCTACCAAGGTTTCGAAGGCTTCCTCGCTCTGACGAAGAAGTACGCACGAGACTACGAAAAAATCATCGAACAACAGAATGCTGCTGAGACTACTCCGGTCGATTATGACGATCCGAGCGTCCACGACATCTATAGGAATGATCTGAACTGACCATGTCGGCCATCAATAACGACGCCGCTCTGACTAACGAATACCCCGACGAACTCGACGATAACGCGTTCGTCAACGCAGTAATGGAAGACACTCCCGAAGAGGGTGACGACGCTGACGAACTTCCCCCGAAGAAGAAGCAGCCATCGGATAAACCGTCCTCCGAAGACGAAGCTACCGAGCAAGACGACGAGACCACCGAAGACGCTGAGGACGACTCCGACGAAAGTCCAGAGGAAGACGAAAGCGACGACGAGGGTAACGAAGACCAAGAAGACGAACCGAAGGCTAAGAAGTTTGCCGACGATGGCGATACGTACGTCAAAGTCAAGGTAGGCGAAGAAGAGCACGAGGTTAAGGTTTCAGACCTGAAACGTCTCTACGGTCAAGAGGCCTCGCTCACCCGTAAGTCCCAAGAAGTCGCCGCCGAGCGAACATCCATCGACCAGAAGCGTGCAGAGAACCTTGCCGCTTACGATGTGTTGCTCAAGCGTGCGTCCGAACGGGCTAACCAGTACCGCGCATTGCCGTGGACGCAGCTTATGAAGGACCCCAACGTCCCCTCCGATCAGCTTGAGGCTCTGCAGGCCGAAGCCACGAAGGCCTTTGAGGACGAGAACTTCCTGAAACAGGAAATGGGTAACGTCATGCAGAAGGTGCAGGCCGATCA